AGCGGCTTGGATGATACCAGGGACCATCTTATCGGTGAACTTAGTAGCTCTAATGGAGACTGAGGATTTGCTGCCCTTTGGACTGAGGGCCTTAAGCTCATCAACCTTGGACTTGTTGACTTCCATTTGGAACAAGGGGTCGAACAGGTGTATCCTGCACGGTTCCAGTGTAAGTAAGAGCTTCGTTGCTTCGACAACATCCTCACCATAAGCTCCAGTGTAGACAATATGCGAGCTACGGGCATAAACGCGTTCACGTTTGGCAAACTCAATGAATTTGACGACGGTCAATAGGCACTTGCGTGCGCCGGGCGTCAACTTCGAAAATGGGGCAGGAGCCTTGCCAGCAAGTACCTCCTTATGATATTCGAAGTCGTCCACCTTGGATTTGGGTATAGGATCCTTAACCGCTAGGGCATCCAAAGGTGGTATTCTGTTCGGGCCTTCAGTGGCCACTGCTTTCTCCTCTCCGTTGGCCCTAATGACGCCAACCATGCCTTCCTTCTTCAAAGGATTGCACGTGCTGAAACTTCCGAGATGAAGATATGGGTCGAGAACGTAGTCACGTATCTCTATCTTCCTACTCTTGGAGATCTGCTGCTTGTATTCGTCCATTCTCTCTTTGTACCTCTCACCAGCTTTAGTGTGGGCTGCTTCCAGGGTGGCACAAAAAGCCCTACGATCAAAGTCGGGCAATGCTTTCTCGATATAACTGTCCATCCACCCGGCTTCGTTATCATTAGGGAAGCCGCTATTGAAGACCAATGCGTGGACTGCCCAGTGCGGCAAGTCGTCACGCGCGTTATTTGCATAGAACGCTTCAACGCTATCACATTTGAAGGTCTTAGGTGTGGACATCTCGAGTTTTGAACAAATATCAAGGACGGAGCTACAATACTCTCCTAGAATGGGCGTGTTCGCGTCGTTCAAGTGGTGCGCGAAGCATTTCTGCCACAACTTAGTGCTGACAGGAACGCCCTTCTTCTCGGTGACTAACAGTTTCTTTAGCTGTCGAGGAACATCTGCACAACTGTTGGGCGAACCTTCGAAGACTGCAGGACTGTAGACACGGGAGAGAAACATGACAGGCTGTTCTCCCCCAGGGGTGATTGGATCGATCTCTATATCAAGACCAAACGACCTGGACACTTTGACAAGAGTGTCGGGACAGTCCAGGCGTGTAATTCCATCATCTCCTCCGTACTGACCAAGGAGATCCCAAGCATCCTGTGGGGATCGACCCATCTCTCTGAGGGCTGTGTAGCAAACAAAAGCATTCACTATAGTCCCCACGTTAGATGTGTTCTGGTCTCCCGAATTTTGGTCAAAATACTTGAGAATTTTGTGTCTTTCATCGTCTATGGTGGTTCGAGCAGCGTTGTAGAAGCTGTCATCGGTCAAATCACGGATCTCCTGTTTGTAGAAAGCGTCGTGCTCATAAGCCTTATCGTAAATGTACCGTATAATAAACCGGCACCAGGCACTAACGGACCCGTCGAATCGAGCATAGTCCGTAGTGGACAAAACCATGTCCTTATTGTTGCAACATATCATTGCGACGCGTCTTGCGACATCTACAGGTGATTTTCCAAAGGCATACCAGCTATGGCGTTTGAGAACCGCCGTCATTGCATAGACATAGCCTGCGAAGCGCCACTTGTAGATACCCTTCCGAAGGGTGATGGGCCTGCTGTCGCCGCTTGTATCCTCGGCTTTCTGGAAAATCTCGGGAGCTGTGACACGGTCAGCGTCCGCGTCCTGTGCAACACAGTAATCGCTACGCTGAGCTGGGCGTGCCATCCGATCAATGACCTCTTGCTCCGACAAGGGGTGTAGTTCAGTGTGCGGATAGAGTAGGAACGTAGTAAACTCATCCAAGGGACCATAGGCCTGCTTAACAGCATCATCGTCCATACGACTCATGCTAGCTTCCTGAGGTCTCGTAATCCTGTTGGCAACACAACCTGCCATGTTCTCTTCAGTTCTCGCGGGGAAAATGGCTCCTTCGATAATTTGTTCGGGACCCAGGGCTTCCAGTCCAGTTGAGGGATTGTCGACATATCCGTCGCCCTCCTCATCAATGCCCATGTAGGTGGCGACATCATATTTCTGCCCTGCATCAGAGTCAGATTCGATCTTGTCGCTGGCTAATCTCACCTGGTGGGCATATCCTGACAGATGGAAAGCATACGGTATGGGCGTGTCGTCATACAGGTTATTGAAGTCTAGTCCATGG